CTTAAATAAGGCTGAAGCAAAACCATCATCTGCTTGTTCGCGGCACTTGTGGCTAAGGTTAAGCTGTAAACTAGAGTTGAAGTTCCAGTTGCAGTAAAACTTACTGTTCCAGTGTTGCCAGCAGAGTAATTTGCAGGGCTTCTTTTGACTGGGGTTACGTTTTGGTCGGCTATTTTTGCAGTTGTAACGGCCGAGTTATCTATTTTTGCAGTTGTGACAGCTAGATTTGCGATGTCATTTGTTCCTAATGGATATGGCGCTACAACCGCGATGGCTCCAGCGTTGTCCATAGTCATAAAAGACGTTACCGCTGGTGGAACCGGCAAAGTCACAGTGTAATCCTGAGACATTGCTGACGGTGGAGCAACGGTCATACCAAATGAGCTTACTGCAGAATTTCTTAAGATAACGCTTCTACCATCTACGTCTGCTGCGGTGTTAGTTGCGGATCTAAATTGAAAAGTTCCGCTTCCAGATATGTAAGCAGCGCTTGCCGTTCCAGAGGGAAGGCCAGTGATACTTCCCGCGCCAGCGTTCACAGAACCGTTTGTAGTTATTTGTACGTTGTAAGCCCCTGTTCCGTTTGTCCAGTAAAGGTCATTTCCGGACATGTATATTTTTCCAGAACCTGGGGAACTTAATTGATTTTGAAAGCCAACAGAAGAAGCTGAGGTTAGTCCAAAGCTATTCATGGGCAAATTATTGTCGATTTGAATGCCGTCTACCGGAACAGGAACGCCTTGTCCGCTTGTGTGATTGTGGCTATCAATCTTATTAAAACATCCCACCTCATCGATTGCGTATTGTGGGCCGTCCGTAACGGTAGGAACCGGAATCGGTAAATTCATGTTTGGCGAAGACATATTAAAACACTCCTAGCTTGATAGTTGCTATTGCACTTGAGGTTAAGGTCAAAGTTGAAATATTAAATGCGGCAGATCGATAAACAGTAGCCGAAGCGTTGATGTCCATAATTATCCACCCTACTGGAACTCTTCCTAAATTGTGAGTAATCGTATTTGCACCAACAGCAAGAGTAATGTTGTCTAAAACAACCATGTTATTTAATGGCAAATCTTGCAGCTGCTCAACGTTTGACTGAGTTTGATAACAAACATCAATCACTGGATCTAAAATAGACTTCCAGCGCGTTTGTTGAAGACTGTCAGTTAAGTTAATTGGAAGCTGCATTACCAACCCGTTCCGAAAGGCCCCTGCCAGCCACCGCCCCCATCAGGGCCGAAACCAGAGGCCATTCTACCGTCCGCAACCGTGTCGGCTTGACCCTGATCACGATTAGGAGCGGATTCTTCAATTCTTTGCTTTAAATAAACTAGCTCTGCATCTAGTTTTGACGAATCAGACTCTTCTTTATCAAGAGCGTACTTGGCAGCACGAGCAATAATGTAATTTGTCCAGCCATTGTAGCCGTCAGTAACGTCATTTTCTCTTAGGAGCTGGGTTCTTCGTGGAACGTACCATACCCTAATAGGTTGACTAGATGATGGTTGCGGAATGAAACGAATAGAATTTCCGATAAATCTGTATTGCAGACCAAAGATGCCATAAATAGTCGATGCAGTGTTGGGGAAAACATATCGGTTTCGGTCAATAAAATTATACTTTTGAACTGTGACAAATCCATTTGGCGCATTGTTAAGTCCTAAGTCTATTCCTGCCAGTTTATAAATGGGAGGCGGAACAATGTTCTGTCCGTTTGCATTTTGAAACACTGTAACGCCGTCAGGAAGTGGATAACTTTGTGTTTGCCCGTTTGTAGTGAAATAAACAGGCTCATACATGTTGTAATCTTCAAAAATAGTCGTGATTAAATCGTAAAGCTCGTCAGCGGCTAGATTTATGTAAGAATTCCACTCAGGAAGAGTAATAAAGTTAGAATTTACTCGGTCTGCTTTTTGTTGAGACAAAGTTCTAATTTGTTGCAAGCTCATATAGCCAGCAACTACGGGAATAATAGAGTTAGGAGTAGGAGCAGTTACTGTGCTTTCTCCTGAACCATTTACTGACGTGACCCAATACCAATATTGAGTATTTAAAAGAGGGGAAGTGTCTAAATACTGAGCTTCTGTGACAGTCGCATGAGGAGTCGCAGGAAGTGTAGGAGCGATGCCTGTCGTATTTCTATAAACGTTGTAGGAAGTAGCACCGGGCACAATGTTCCAAGAAACAAGAACCTGCTGATTGCCCTGCTGTAAATAAGTTGTTTGAGAATTTGGCGGTGAAGCTATTGGCATTTATCCACCTAAAAAAGTAGGGGGTTAGAGCGGAGACTCCCCAACCCCCTGACTAATTACTGTCCCTGTACGGTGACAGAACTGTTTGAAAGATACATGTTAATTCTTACTACTGTGCCTGTTCTTAGAGCTGTTACAGCTCCGGCAGCTCTTGTAATAAGAGTCAAAATAGCTCCTCCGTTTACTGGGCTGTTGCTGTTTTGAAGATTTGCATTAGCAACGCCAGCAACGCTAATTTCGGGAGCTTGGCAATCAACGCCAGTTTGTACTTCGCCAGTGCCTCCTAAGGCTCCGGCTGCAGTTGCTACAAAGCAAACTCCTACTGCTGGGGTTACGCCAGCAGGAAGGCCTTTTGCTTGCCATTGAGCAAGAGTAGTTGTTCCTACTGAAGTAATAACGTAAGGAACGCCTAAAGAAACGGAAGTCAAAGGAGTTCCGCTTGTAGGCTCTTGCACTACTGCGCTAAGTCCTAAAAGTTTTGAGTAATTATCTTGTAAACGAACTTGGATAACCCCTGCTACTGGATCAGGATTTTCACCGGAAGGAGTGTTGGCGTTCATGTAAACAGCCTTTACTGCTCCACCTGTTAGATTGCTGACTCCGCTTGCGCTTGTGGGGTCTACAGTGAAAGTGCAGCTTACCAGTACGGGGTAAGCTTCCATTTGATACATTTTTTGGGAAAGCCAATTTCTGTTAGCCATTTTATGTCCTTGTCTGCCTTTATCTTACCCTGGCATCGAGGCAGGCAGAACCCCGGCAAGCGGTATCCCAAGGACTCTTGGGCTTACGCATTTGTCTATTCAAGGCAAAAGAAAACCCCCTACTGGCACTCACCATAACAGTAGGGGGCATCTTATTCAGTTTTTAGGCTGAAAGTAATACTCTAAGGTTCCAGCCGGGTGCATTACAAGTGTAATTGTAATAAGCACCGACTCGGACTTCTACATTTTGTTACTCGGTATCTTTACCGGGCCTACTCACCGCTTCGGGCTTCGGCTCTTGGCTTTTATTTATTTGCCAAGTTCAGACTATCGCATCCCCTATCGGGGTCTTCTCACTTAGTCGTTCACGCTGCGTATTGATACGCTTGCGCCCTGTTACCCTGTCGGGCTTCCAAGTCAATCAGAGAAGATTTTAGATGCCCTAGTTTAGTCAAGGCATCACTGTTACCGACTCGTAGACCTTCAAGGCCTTCAAGTCCGTAAGTGAGGATATGAGGAGCTTTGCCCAAAGAGCGCAGCTTCCAAGTATCCATAGACAGGCATAGTCCGGTTTGCGGAATCGCAGAGCGATCAGCAAATACGGTTACATAGCCATAAGCACTGTGAAAGCGAATGCCTTCAAAGGCGATTGCAGCTTCTTCGTGTTTAATGTCAACATATTGTACTTTTGCTCCTAAAGCGTTTTCTAAAGCTGTGTAGCTCTGGAAACTTAGGATCATAGTATCTGGGTCTGCACCTTCTCGGTTAGCAAATCCAAGAGCGTTAACCACGCCCTCTTCGATGCTGTAGGAACTTGCGTCATAACGCAGTCCTGCGAGACGGGTTGGGTCTACAGACCGATTTACTCCCCAGAAAGAATCTGTAGGAGATGGATCAGTTGCAGGCAACCAAGCAGAGAATCCAGAAGCAGCCAAGTAAGAGCCAGTAGCTCCTAATGGGCCTGATCCAGAACCCCCAGCAGGCGGAATGTCACCTTGTACGGTGATGTAATTTCCGTTTGCCCAGGTTGAGTTAGGTGTTCCTTGTGCAACCGTGAACTGGATTACGCCAGTAGAACGGTTTACAGAGGACACTGTGCCCAAATCTGGAACAGTTGGAGTTAATATAGGAAGCACAGCGCCGCCGTCAGTTGCGGAAGCCTGGATTGTCATCCCGACTTCGAAATTAACAACGTTCTGTGGATTCTGCAGAGTAAATTGGTAAACGCCAG